CTCCACTATACTATCACGCCTATGTCTGAATGTCAACAAAAAAGTTTGTTGTATATGAACGAAGTTCCATGCCAGTAAAACCACTCCTGAAATTCGTCGTTTATTTTATTCCATTCATCTAGGTCTAATTTATGTCTACCAATGGCCATTTTTTCATAAAGCTTATTTGCTCTAATTTGTAGATCCATAGGCCACTCAATCATGGTGTATTTAGGCTTTTCCTCAATATCTGGAAAATAAGGAACCGAATTACAAGCCAATATTTCGTAATGACGCATGCAATCCCATCCACCTTTTTTCATCGTAACACCAAACATGGCTCTCATGTATTGGAGGTAATAAAACTTTTCCTCCCAGAACCTATATGAATTTGGAGCAAATCTAGGATCGCAGGGAGCAAGAAAGTTTTCCTTATCAATAATTCTAGGTATTTTGCCAAACGATGGAAATGAAAATGCAATAGGTTGTACGTTTTCAGTTTCCTGTACAAGCTCTCTTTTATAATATGTAGCCTTTTCAGCAAGGTCGTGCCATATCTTAGTAGTATCTAGCCCGTCAAGGACTATAATTTTTTCTTTAGGGTATTTTTCAAATATTTCCTTGCACCACGGTGTATCAACTACTCTTTCTAATCCTCTTACCTCTGAGAACAAAATGTAATCAAAGTCGTAATCTTTATGTGTTGCTGGTGGAATAAATTTTAAACGATTTTTAAAATATGAGGGTACATTTGCATATACTGTATGTCCCATCCCATATAGCTTATGTCTTGCTGGATAATCATCGAAAGCAAACGCAGAGTATGAATTGGTATATATTTCATAATCATTATATAAAAGATGGTTTAAAACCAAATCCTTCATATAATCTTCTGCGTTACGATAATTGTGTACAAATATTTTCATTCTAGCCCATCATATGTTTCTCAAATTTGTGCATTAATTTGATCTGGTAACGTCGAGCCTCTTTTTCCCAAGGCTGATCCCAATAATCAATGTTCTCGCAATATTTATTACTTTTCCAGCGAGTTAATCCACCGTCAAGTTCATTTTTTGCGAACTGCTTCACATGAACTAATTCATGAGCTAGTGTACTGATCCAATTGCCGAATAAACCAACATCAATAATGAAATGTCGATTACCAATTGCCTCACATTGACCTTCAGTACAATGATCATCAATGTAAAGCTTATTATGAATACGAACTTTAACTACACCTCTAAGTCTATTAATTCCTAATTCTCTAAGAAAGAATTTAATTGCATTGTGAGCATATACCTGCAATCCAGTATCTACATCTTTATCACGAGGATTTACAATCAATATATTCATAATATTCCTAATATAAGATATATAAAAGAGCAAACAAAAAGATTATTATAAGCATGGGATGATCCCATATAAATGAAACCGATTTACTTATAATACTGAGACAAACGATTAGGGCAATAAACCCAAGAATTAAAAGTGTTATTGATGCGACCCAAGCTTCCATCATAGTACCTATTCTACCACAACGGATCGGAAAAGTCAACCGATCCTTTATATCTTTTTGTTATATCGTTATACCTTTTGATCCAAGGCATACCGAGCACGGTCCCGAGCCGCCTTCCAAGTCTCGAAGGACATTGGTTTGCGGGGTTCACCACAAGCCAATTTTGACTCCCGGAATGAGGCCTTCAGAGCCTTGGCAGCATCAGCACCCATGAACCGTGAGACCAGTTTGAGGAGGTCACGGCGGAATGAACGACCGTGGTGCCAGTTACCTAGGCAGTGGGCCATCTCATGAAGGAGAGTGTATTCGTCTAACCCAGCCAACATATCCAATGTGATCCTATTGCCCGATGCCCAACCAGCTGTGTTACGACCAGTGGAGCGTTTCTTGGCGACCACATTAACCTCATTAGGGCGACGACCTTTTTCATCACGTAGCTTTTTCCAGGTCTTGGATTTGCACACCTTATCGGCATATTTTTGAGCTTCGGTAATGTTTCCAAAGTCCTTAATGTCTTTATATGAACCTTGAAACTTCCATTCAGCACGGTAGGTCTTGGTCTTTTCGGTATCGTTACCGACCTCACCCTTGTTCTGCTTACGGTCGTGTTTCAGAAGGTAGGTTTTATATTCGATACGATCATAGTTCATTATACTACCGCCCAAATAATTGCCACAGCAAATGCAAAGTTAAAACTAAAGGATAAAATCCCAACAGCGGCAAAATTGAATGTTGATCTGATCATTATGTATCTCCGTTTTTTCACCTTATAGTACTATACTATCACAACTAGCTCAAATGTCAACCATTATTTTGCATTTATTTTAAATTTTTCTGCCAAAATTTTCTCCATTTGAAAGGCTTCGACCTCGTGTGGTTGGTTCTCATACTCTTCATATGTTCTGTAGCTCACACCACCTGATATCGGCAATTCGTTCCGAGCGTATTGTTTGACATGGACCATTTCGTGACATATAGTAGTGATGATATCATCATCCGATAGTTTATCAGATATTTCGATTTCAAACTCACGGCGAGTAACTGCCACACATCCACCGGATTGATAGGCTTGCCTCTCGTCACTAAATTCTATTGATATATCTAATGTACTGATGCGAGGCATGAGTTCCTCAATGCAAAAGTAGGTCACAGCCTCAGCAAGTGCCTGTTTATCTCTATCTCCGTTCCATACATATACCAGATTCATTTTTTTCACCTTGTTCAGTACAATATAGATATATACTACCATATGAACTAATTAATGTCAACCAAAAAGATAAAATTTTTTTAAAAAAAGTGGTTGACTTTTGAGCCAGACGTGATATGATGGTATAGTTGAATTGAGGATTTTCGATATATGACAGAACAATTTAGAATACTGACAGCCCGACAACACGTGCGCGAACGCATCGGCATGTATATGGGCTCAAGTTCGATGGAAGAAATTGAGCGGTTTGTTCTCGGCAAATGGAAAAAGGCGGTTTATGTACCAGCCCTATCCAAGATGGTTGACGAGATTTTGGATAATGCCATTGACGAGGCGATCCGTACCAATTTTAAATATGCTAATAAAATTAATGTATCGGTCGAAGGTGACAAGATCATCGTGACTGATAACGGCCGTGGTATCCCTCAGGAGGATGTATACGACGAGACCACTGGAGAGAATATTCTCAGACCAGTTGCAGCATGGACCAAGGTGAACGCCGGAACAAGTTTTGATGATGAACGAGTTACCATCGGTACAAACGGTGTCGGTTCAGCCGCAACCAATTTCCTATCCACAAAATTTCATGGTAAAACATGGCAGAATGGAACAATGGTTGAAGTCATCTGTAAGGATGGGGGTAATTATATTGATGTCAAAACAAAGGAAAAGACAGGAAGTGGCACCGAGGTTTGCTTCATTCCCGACTATGAGCTTTTCGAAACGGATTCAATTAACTCTTTGGATACGATTGAACTACTTGAAGAACGTCTTGTATCGCTTCAAATGTCGTTTCCGGAAATTCGTTTCTCTTTTAATAAACGTCGGATTCAAGTTTCGGATCTGAAAAAATATTCTGCCCTGTTCAGCGAACATGTGGTAATTGAAAAATCTGATAACGTATCATTTTTCTTTGGTTCGTCCGAAGATGGTTTCCGATCAAACAGTTTTGTCAACGGTGTGAATACACGACAGGGTGGTTCATATGTTGACTATATTGTAAATGGTGTAGTTGAAGAACTGGTCACCATGATCAAAAAGAAACACAAAATTGATGTCGTAAAAGCCACAATTAAAAATGGTTTGACCTTTGTTCTATTTGCTCGAAACTTTGTCAATCCTAAGTTTGATTCACAAACGAAGGAAAAATTGACGAACCCAATGAGTAATGTAAAGGAACATTATGAGGGTGCCGAATGTAGAGATTTTGCATTTTATGCTCGTAAAATTCTCAACACACCCGAGATTATTGATCCGATCATTGAGGCTCAGTTGGCCAAGAAAATTGCGGCTGACAGACGTGCCGCAACCATGGCTCAGAAAAAACTTAAAAAGGTCAAGGTTGCCAAACATATTGCGGCAAATACCGATAACGCCACACTTAAAATCGTAGAGGGTGACTCAGCGATGGGTTTCCTTTTGAAAGTACGTGATCCAAATAAGGTCGGTGCGTTTCCTCTCCGTGGTGTCATTATGAATACATGGGATATGAAACCTGCCGATGTTCTGAAAAATAAGGAACTGAGTGAATTGGTCGCCGTACTTGGTTTGGATATTAATAATCCGAACAGTGTTGATGATATGACATATGAATACATTGCGACGCTCACCGACGCTGACCATGACGGCATTGGTCACATCTCACCTCTACTGATTGCCTTCTTCTACAAGTTCTGGCCTCGGTTGCTCAAGGAACGTCGTGTAAAAATCACTCGGACACCTATTATGATTTCCACTAAAGGTAAAGATACCAAGTGGTTCTACACCTATGAGGAGGCTTCAGAATTTAAAGCTAATGAGTCTGGTTGGAAACATCGGTATATAAAAGGCTTGGGTTCATTGCAGGAAAACGAGTATGATATTATAATTAACAAACCAACATACGACACAGTGACTGTGGATGATGTGAAAATTTTTGAAATGATGTTCGGCAAGGATGCTGGACTGCGTAAGGAGTTTATGTTCGCATGAGTGTACTAGATTTTGTTACTGATACACCTATGAAAGGTGATTATCCAATCTCTAAAGTTGCTGCAAATGAGTGGTTAAGTTTTGCTAAATATACAGTAGAGTCCAGGGCCATTCCAAATATGATTGACGGAATGAAACCGGTCCAACGATTCTATTTGTACTCATCCATCCTTAATTCTAAAAAGGACTTTAAAAAGGTTTCTGCCGTTTCTGGTATTATTTCAGATTACGGCTATAACCACGGAGAAGCTTCAGCGGCTGGTGCTGGTCAGTTAATGGCAGCTGAATGGAATAATAATATTTGTCTGGTCGAAGGCCGTGGTTCATTTGGTACTCGACTTGTACAAGAGGCTGGTGCTGCTCGATATGTCTATACTCGACTGCACGAGAACTTTAACAAATATATCCAGGATTTGGATCTGTCACCTCAACACGAGGACCCAGAACACGAACCACCTGCATTCTATCTACCAGTAATACCATTGGTATTGGCGAATGGTGCCAAAGGTATTGCGACAGGGTTTGCTACAAATATCTTACCTCGTGATCCTAAGGCGCTGGTCAAGGCATGTTCTGAATATGTCAAAACACAGAAAATTAAAAAACGTATTCCAGTTAAATTCCCAGAGTTCAATGGCTTTGTTCAGTTTGACCAGGAGACTCAGAAACATACAGTGCTCGGTCGGTTCGTAAAGAAAAGCAAAACCGTTATGATGATTAATGAGGTCCCATATGGATTTGATCGTGAGTCGTATGTAAAAATCCTGGATAAACTCGAGGAGGATGGTGACATCGTCTCCTATGAGGATCTATGTGATAAAAAAGGCTTTCAGTTCGAAGTGAAATTAAAACAGAACACCTCTGCAAATTGGACCGATGCTCAAATCATATCCAAATTTAAATTGAGTAAACCATTGACTGAGAACCTAACAGTTATTGGACCGAATGGTAACCTTAAGGAATATACAGACGAACGTGATCTGATTAAGGACTTTTGTGATTATCGTTTAGGTGTCCTACAGAAACGTATTGATCTTCAGTTGACTGAGGAGAATGAACTGTCACGTTGGCTGAATGTTAAAATGGAATTTATCCAACGAGTACTCGATGATGAAATTGTCTTTAAAAACAAAAAGAAAAATGAAGTAGGTAAACAAATTATGGGAACAACTTCAGCCCTGCTGGACGATGTTGACCGACTGCTTCGTATTAACATTTTGAGCCTGACTGATGAAATGGTTAAACAGTTAGAGGTGGAAATCAAGGAATGCCACAGCCGTATTACTTACTGGACTGCCACGACACCTCAGGAACAATTTTTGCAGGATATTCAAGGTTTATAATTATTCTTCACAAGCTGTAACTGTTTTTCAAGCCGTCCTAGTGACGGCTTTTTTCCTTTATATAAATATGTATGATTAATCATTAATTCAGAGGCACATAATGGCAATTAACAATTATTTGACGCCTACCTCCTTCTCGGTAATCATTGACAGATTACCTAATGTTGAATTTTTTACCCAGAAGGTAAATATTCCATCATTGGCGGCAGGATCGGTCCAACAGCTTACTCCACTTAATCCAATTTATCATCCAAAAACTGAATTGGCTTATGCGGATTTGGATGTCACATTTATTGTTGACGAAAAAATGCTAAACTATAAAGAAATTTATTATTGGATAGTACAAAACTCGTCACCTGAAACGACAGACAATTATAAAGAAGCTGAAGCAAGATCAGATGTGTCTGTGATTATTAATAACAGTCACAGAAATGCAAACCAGAAATTTACATTTAAGGATTGCTTCCCTACTGACTTGTCTCCTTTATCTTTGGATATTACTGGTACCGATATTATCTATCCAGAGGTAACAGCGACCTTTAGATATACTACATTTGATATTGAGGATGTTTCCGGTTATAATACTACCGGTTGACATAATACAGTTAGTGTATTATAATATACATTTAATGTACCATAACTAACGAAGAGTTTATAATGAGCACAGATGATATAAGTGAACTATGGGCAAAAGACTCTCCCATTGACGAAACAAATTTGGTAGGTGAATCCAAACGGATCCCTACTCTTCACAGCAAGTATTATAATATGTATTATAAGGAAGTGCTGAGGGTCAAAAAGCTACGTTTTGATTACAAGGAACTCGAAAGGCTCAAATTTGAGTACTACACGGGCTCGTTGGACGAAGAGACTATGCGAGAGCATGGCTG